AGTGAAAAAAGATAATCGAGTCTTGTCTGTAGCTGATACAGATAAGGCTTTTTATTTAGCAGAAGGTTATGACGTAGTAGAATTAGATGGAAAAACGAACTCATATAAAGTTGTAAAACCAGCAACAGGTGGTAAAACTTACTCAGTTGCAGAATACAACGCTTTACGATCTGAAAAAGAAGCTTTAGAAGCAGAGCTAAACGCTTTACGATCTGAAAAAGATGAACCTTTTGACCGTGAAGCGGCTAAAGCTAAGTTGAAAGAATTGGGTGTAGAATTTAGCGGTAATGCCAAAAATGAAACGCTGAAGCAATTGTTAGATGACCACGCGAAAGAGGATGGCAAATAAGCTACCTCTTTTTCTTTTTAGAAAGGAGCTAACCAATGATTATCTCTTTAGAAAAGGCTCAAGCTGTTTATCCGAGTATCACACAAGAGGGTTTAGATGGGATTGAACAGGCTATTCGCGCCGAAACAAACAATCCATTTCAAAATCTAAATGTCCGATTTTGTAACTTAAGATTTGATTCAGAAACCTCTATCGTCGTTTTCGATGAAGTTGAAGGCTTGCGAACTGGTGATACTATCCAAGTGTCCGGTAGTAAGTGGAATAATGGTTTGTATGTCGTCAAAACCTTAGAAGGCAATACAATTACTGTGCGAGATGGCGCACGTTTGTTTGTCGGGAATGACGAATCTGCCTTTATCACTAAAATTGAATATCCTCCTGATATTGTGTTCGGTGTGACAAGATTGTTAAAATACGATGCTAAAACTGCAGATAAAATCGGTTTGAAATCTAAAACGGTCTCTCGCATGTCTGAAACCTACTATGACCAAAACAGTGCGGAGACAGTCGCTGGTTATCCTGCTGCTATGATGTCATTTATTGATAAATATCGCAAGATGAGGTGGTAGAATGTTCCCATTTGAAATTAAACGAGAAGTAGATACTGGGGAAACAGACGAATTGAACGACCCAATTTATAAATGGGAAACTGTTCACACGCCTTTAGGTTGGTTAGACCTTCTAACAGGCTCTGACGAACAGCAGTACCAAAACAGTTTGTTGGCCACGTCCAGTCATATCTTTTTGACAGAAGACACTAGCTTTACGATTGAATCTACTGACCGTATTTATAACCCACGGACTGGCGTCACGTATGAAATCACCTTTGTGGATGACGTGATGGAATTGAGTGACCACTTAGAAATTTATTGTAAGAGGTGGGCTTGATGAAATTTATTGACCATTCCGACGAAGCAAAAGAAGCTCTGAAAGACGCTACAATCCAATGGCTATTCCAAGCTTGTATTCTCGTCGAAGGGCAAGCAGTAGCCTTAGCAACGGTTCAAACTGCTAGACTACGAAACTCCATTGACCACCATGTTGATGAAGCTGAATTAACTGGATATGTGGGGACTAACGTTGAATATGCTGTTTATGTTGAATTCGGAACAGGAGAATTCGCAGAAAATGGGAATGGTCGTAAAGGTGGATGGATGTATAAAGACCCTAGTGGCGAATGGTTTTTTACTTGGGGGCAAGAACCTAAGCCGTATTTACGTCCAGCTTTTCGCAAGAATCGTTCAGCTATCGAAGCTTTAGCAAAAGAAATATTTGGAGGGATTTAGCTAATGAGTCAACAGATTGATGTGATTAACTATCTAACGGGACTATTTAGCACAATTGTCCCTGAGTCGCATTATTTAAAAAATAAAAAGAAAACAGTCAATTATCCATATCAAACTTTTTCTTTGACCGGCGAACCAACAACATTTACTGGTCAAGGATTTTATGTTGATGTGGATATTTTTGATAACAGTACTAATGACGTTGATATTGAAAAAGCAGTATCAGGTATGATTGAGAGATTTAATCAGGACGGTGGATTTCACCAACTAACAGATAAATTTCTTGTGCAAATCGAATATCGCAACTATAACCCAATCCCAACAAGGTCTGATACTTTACAACGAAGAGCGTTACAATTATATGCAAAATTTGATTGGAGGATTTAGAATGGCAATTACTAGCGAAACATTACCAAAAAGCGGTTATACCGCGGATACACCTAAGCGTTACTTGTTGAATGCGGGAGCCGTAGTTTTTAATTTAGAGTGGGATAGTACAGCTAAAAAGTGGTCATACGATCCATTAGGGGCTACAAGTGGAGGTTCCAAGCTATCACTTAAAAATAATCTAAGACAAGTAGAAGTTGACGGTGTATTCACGACACCAGTTGGCGGCGATATGATTGAATCAAGCGAAGGAACATTTGAAATCAATGTAATCGAGCATACACGTGAAAATATTAGAATGGCATTATTTGCTAATTCGACAGAATCAACTGGAACAGATTTTCCAGAAGGCTATGACGTGATTACGCCGAAACAAAAAATTGAAGCAACAGATTATATTCGTAATCTAGGTTATATTGGCACAATTAGCGGCTCTGATAAACCAGTAATCATTATCATGGAACATGCAATCTGCACTTCTGGGCTTGAATTGGAAGTGAAGGACAAAGCAGAATCGATTTATCCATTAACGTTTGCTGCACGTACACCGATTGACGATATTTCCACTATGTCCTTACCAGTTAAGATTTTAATGCCAAAAGAGCCAGAACTAGAGCCATAGAAAGGATGAAGACATGTTGAAATACAAGGTAATTTATCCATTTATTGAAAAAGGCAAAAAATACTGGTTAGGTGATATTTATACCAGTGATAACGAAAAACGAATCAAACAACTATCTACTAAAAACAACAAATTAAAAAAAGTTTTAATTGAGCCGATTAAAGATGGTCCAGTTGATGAAACAGCAATTAAAACGAATAAAAAAGTTGATGGTGCGCCAGAGGAGGACAAAGCTAAATGAGCGAAAAAGTTGCACAACTAACCACAGAACAGATGGAAGCTGACAAAAAGGCTTTAGAAATCAAAAAAGCCGAAAAAAACACTAAAATTAAAGAGCGTTTAGTCGGCTACAAAATGCGTGAATTACAGGCAAATGATATCTTCAAAATTATTGAAATTGTCAATATCTTGAATGTCACTGAATTAGTCACTGATTTCTTAAAACAAAAAGATGTCGCTAAGATTCAAACGCAAAAAGCGCAAGGGTTAGCGTTAATTGCTAGCAACAAAGATGAATCACAACAAGAATCATTTGCAGATCAGATTAAATCCATTCAGGAAGAAATTTCTGCTCAAAGTTTTAATTTTGTAGGAAAAGCAGCGAATTTTATTTTGGTACATTCAAACGAAATTAAAACAGAATTGAACGGTTTTCTAGCTGATTTGACAGGGAAAACGCCCGAAGAAATTGGCGAAACAAATATCGTTACTTACAGTTTACTGGTGAAGGATTTTTTCTTAAAGCCGGAATTGAAAGAAGTATTAGAATTGCTCTTCTAGTCCAGAACCACGGCGGTATACATAAATTTAGAGACACACTATTCAAACGATATAGTGAGGTCTCTTTTTTATTGTCTACTATGTCATGGAAAGCCGCGCCTGAGTTTATCACGACTTTGTTTGAAGAAGAACTAAACGAAAGGCTTTGGGCGATTTATCTATCGAATCCATATAGAGAAGGCTCGTTTAACGACTTTAAACAAAAGACAATGGATAGCAACAAATCGAAAGAGCAAGTTGAATCAGAAGCTCAGAAGGCTGCCAAAAACGCCTTGAATATGTTGGATAACATGGGAGGTGATGGCTTTGGCATTTAATATTTTTGAGATGTTCGGGAAAATCAGTGCGGATAATAAGCAAGCTAATGATGCCATCGACGAGACAACTGGAAAAGCAAAAACTTCCAGTGGTATTTTTAGTAAATTGGGTAATGGTTTGAAAGTTATTGGTGCAGGCGCTGCAGTAGCAGTTGGAGTTGCAGGTACTGCGGCAGTCACTCTTAGTAAACAAGTTATTTCCGCCTATGCAGATTATGAACAGCTAGTCGGTGGGGTAGATACTCTTTTCGGCGAAGCGTCTAAAAAGGTGCAACAATATGCTGACGAAGCCTTTCGAACGGCTGGTATGTCAGCAAATGAGTATATGGAGACCGTAACGGGATTTAGTGCTAGTTTGCTACAATCACTTGGCGGAGATACAGAAAAGGCAGCAGATGTTGCCAATCAAGCTGTAACGGATATGTCTGATAATGCCAATAAGATGGGATCAGATATCACCAGTATCCAAAACGCCTATCAAGGTTTTGCCAAGCAAAATTACACCATGTTGGACAACCTTAAGCTAGGGTACGGCGGTACACAAGAGGAAATGAAGCGCCTGTTAGAAGATGCTGAAAAAATATCGGGTATAAAATACGATATTTCCAGCTTTGCGGATGTTACCGAAGCGATTCACGTTATGCAGACAGAGATGGGCATAACAGGTACCACAGCACTTGAAGCAACTGAAACAATCAGCGGGTCTATTGCAGGTATGAGTTCGGCTTGGACTAACTTATTAGCAGGTATGGGGAATGCCAACGCAGATGTTGGTAAGTTGGTTAATGATTTAGTCGAACAATTTGGCTATGTGGTTAAAAACATTACTCCTGTGCTAGAAAATATCGTAACAGCCTTACCAACTGTAATTAACGGTTTATTAACAGCAATAGGGGAATTATTACCTACACTGTTAACAGCAGTTACAGACCTGTTTAGTCAAGTGTTACAAACGTTGCTAAGCCTATTACCTGAAATCATTCCTGTTGCTGTTCAAGCGGTTATGACAATCGTCCAAACGATTGTTGATAATTTACCACTATTGATTGAAGCAGCTATTGTATTAATTTCGACTTTAGTTTCTGGAATTGGAGAGGCTTTGCCTACGTTGATTCCTGCGGCAGTACAAGCGATTATCACGATTGTTCAAGGCTTGATTGATAATTTGCCAATGCTATTAGATGCAGCTTTGCAGTTAATTTTAGGACTAGCACAAGGTTTAATCGCTGGTATCCCAATGTTGATTAATAGCTTGCCACAATTGATTACTAGTTTAGTTACTTTTCTGGTTAATTCAATTCCGATTATTATCGATGCAGGTATCCAATTATTAACGGCATTAGTTACAGCTTTACCTACAATCATTGCCCAAATAGTTGCAGTGATTCCGGTTGTTGTCGAAAATGTTGTTAATGCAGTTGTTAGTGCGATACCTCAATTAATTGATGCAGGCGTGAGATTACTCATTGCCTTAGTACAAAATATGCCAGTGATTATTACAACAATTACTAGAGTAATGCCTCAAATTGTTAACGCTATGTCCACTGCGCTATTAGGTAATTTAGATAAGATTATCAACGCAGGCGTGCAGTTATTGGTGGCTTTAGTGCAAAACTTACCGCTGATTATGACTACTGTAGCCCGTGCTGTGCCACAGATTATTGGGGCGTTAGTTTCTGCGTTTGCAGGCAATATTGGACTAATGGCTGAAACAGGCTTATCACTTATCACTGGTTTAAAAGACGCATTTACGTCCATTAACTGGGGCAGTGTAGGGATGGATATTATTCGCGGTATCGCTGGTGGTATTAGTGGTGCTGCAGGAGGATTATGGGACGCTGCTAAAAGTGTGTTAGGCGGATTTAAAGACAACGTTCTCGGATTCTTCGGCATTCATTCTCCCTCTCGTTGGGGTCGTGATGCAGTAGGTCGCTGGATTCCGCGAGGTATTGCTGGCGGTATCGAAGAGGATGCTTATACAATGCAAGACGCTTTAACAGAGGCTGCTAATTCGTTATCCATTGATACGAGCCATCTAGGTGCGACAATTGACCCTAACAATATTAATGTTGCGGATTATAATTCTCAGCAATCCAATAGTGACCTAGAGGAATCAGAGAAAAATAATACTAAAGCTGGTGATGTGTTTAACATCACGCTGCAAGCTTTGGGTGAATTATCTGATATCCAATTAATGGAAATGGCACGAAAATTAGTCGTATTTATCAAAGAATTAAAGGACAGAGACGACAGTCCAAGAGGAGGCGTGTTTAATGTTTAGGCCAGGACAATTCAAAATTAATGGATTAGAT